CTGGTTTGACCGCCTCGTTTGATCGGCATAACAATTACTTGGTTTTATAACCTTTTTTCATCTTGCCACCCTTTTGGATTTGTGGCTTACCTGCAGCTTTAGCTTCTTTAGACCAGCGCTTAGCAATTTCAGGTTTTTGAGAGTACATATAACGCATCTGTTTCTCAGAACTAAACGGCACGGGACTAAAACAAACTCTTTAAAAATGTTACTAACAAAAACAGCCCAGGCTACTAACCCAGGCTGCAAATAGAATTAAAGATTTTTTAGGTTTTTAAAATCAATCAGCAGTGAGTCGTGAAAACACAAACTCAACAGACGGCGTACCACCAGTAATTGTTACCAAACGACCTCGAATAGCTCGAAGAGGTACGTTTTGCAGGCTGAACGCAGTAGAACCATTAGCAGTGATAGTAGTGTCACCACCAGCATCACAATTGAAATAATTAGTACCGTCTAGTGTTCCTTCAATACGAACCACAACGCTGGTACCAATACTAGAAACATTTACTTGAATAACAAAATCTTCTGCACCAACAGAAGGCACATCAGAAGTTGTTCCAGTAGCTGTTAAAGCAGTAGCAGTGCTAAAAGTAGGTACCATCTCAAAAATTGCTTTTGTTCTAATTGTAATCCTTAGAAAAACACTCGCACCGGCTGCTCAGGAGTCACCGCATACTGCTCCCAACCCTCAGGCACCTCACCGACGAAGTTGACGTGCCAACCATCGAGCACTTCAGGCGGGGTGATCACATTACCCTCTTCGTCCCATTCACCACCACGGGAGATGGTGCCGATCACATCAAGGGCGTGGGTGTGACTAGCGGTGATCACCTCACTAGTGTAACTGTCTAAAAGGCCAGCATTATATAGGGCAACCATACCGGTGGCTTCATCGGGGAAGCGGAGATAATGGGTCATCGGGTGATCTCCTGGAGGGTGCTGTTCGAGAGGCGCTGGGGCCAGTAGGTGAGGCGCTTGATAGTGCCGTTGAGAAAGCTGCCATTCCCAGTCCAATTACTTCCAATGAAAAGCCGATCAACAGTTGGTATTGTGCCAGTATTGTCAGTCCTAGTAGCCAAACCGTTGAGTGATTCTCCAAAGTTGTCAGCTTGGAAAGCTAACGCGTCATTGACGCCGTCCGACGCAATTAGGCCCGTAAATGTACTTATGCTGGTTGCTTGAGCTACCCCCGCGTCTAAAACGTTTGCGCCTCTAAAGGAATTACCGCCACTAAAATTAGCGTATATAGATTCGTTAAATGTTCCGCCGCTAATTGCGTGAGTAAGCACGGTTCCAGGGGAAAAAGTGGCAGCCCTGACAAACACCGTCCCCTCATCCTGCCGATACCAGCTGCTGAAGCTAGCCCCCGTAATGCTGGCCACATCAGCACTGCGGGTAACCGTGGCGGTAGTGGTGGGGATGTAGCTGGTGGGGAAGGAGGCGGCTTCTAGTTGAGCGCCCCAGATGAGGACAGTGCCGGTACCAGTGCCGATGTAAGTTGTTCCGCCATTCATAGGTCGGATCTGAACACTACCGCTAGCCGTAGCAGTTGCCGTAGCAGTTAATGCAATTCGATACCAACCATTGCCGAATGGCGTAACAACTGTGGTTGAGTTTACCGAAGTGCTAATGACTGCTCCAGTAGAAAGATTGATGCGATTGATAAGGACTGCTCCAAATGCAGCGCTTGGAATAGCAATACCGCCCTCGTTTAAGGTGCCAGCTTTCATCCACACGGTAAACGTGTAGGCGTTTCCAGAAGTAAACGGAACGGATTGAGTAAGAGAATGTGCTGCAGCAGAGGCATCGCTAGTATCCCTTAGTTCCCACGCCGTGTTGGTTCCGTCAGGCGCAATACCAGCAGTCGCTGTTTCACTGCTATTGCTATTTGTCCACGTCGTATTAAACTCATTGCTTTGCAGCAACAAATTCGTCCTACTCTCCTCCACCAACAACCCCAAGCTCTCACGAGTCGTTGGGTTGTGATCAAACCGTGATTCGTTCGTCGTCGCCGTCTTGATCAGCCCATCGCTGCCTACAAACGTCCCACTACTGGCGCGGGTGAAGGTGACGCGAGGGTCGAGGGTTTTAGTCCTAGCAAATTGAAGATCAAGGGAAGAGGCATTAAAAATACCGCCATTTCTGACGGTAGGAAATACGCTCACCATTAAACGCTTGGGAGCAATAATCTTCATTTACCTTGGCCTCGATAAACCTTTTTACCTATTTTAGGCTTACTATTTTTACTCTTACCTTGAGTGGTTTGTTTTGGTTTAGGCGGAAGACGAACTGGTTTACCGCTAAGAGTTTTCTTGACCATTACGGTAGCCCAAATAGTTCTTTAAGTTCCGCCACGGTCAACCCAGCAGCCTCCAGCTTCTGCTCGGTGGTGAGTACTGGGGCTGGTGGGGGCACTGGAGCAGGCTCGGGGGTGTTACCTTCAGAGAGCCACTTCAGGTACGCCTGGTAGTCCGTGTTGGCGGGGTCGGGGGGGATGAAGGCGTTGTCCGCAATGCGTTTGACGCCCGTTACTTTCCCTGCTGAATCTGAAAAAACTTGCATGTATTCCATGCTCATAGCTCCGCAGAAAGAATAATTAATGTACCGCGCAGATTGTAAGAGGCGGTGGCTGTGAGGCCTGTTGAGCTTACGTCAAAATAAAACCCATCCCCATCTCCAGTTGGTCCACTAATTCCCGTGACGTTATTGTTGCTGTTATTGCCGGTAAGTTGTCCGTTTGTAATAAGGGTTGAAGTGGGTAGCGCGCGCATCGGCCAGCTATTGTTTGAATAGACGGCTGTTGTTGTGCTGAATGTCGAAACCGTAGCATTGGTTATTTTTCTTGTGTACCTCTGACACAACGCCAACTCCTGCCCATAACTGCGCCTCTCGAACGGTGTAGCGACTGAACCGGGTTCAAGTTGGGCGCCGGTGATGTAGAAGGTGGCGCCGTTGGTGCCGATAACGCTGGTCGCGCCGTTGGCGGACGCAAGGTTTGAGCTACTCCAAGATCCAGCTGTTCCGCTAATTGTTGGACCAGCGCCCAAGGAGAAAGTGACGTTAATGCCTTGCCCATTGTCGGCAAGCCACGTGCCGGATGTATCGCCAGAAATGGTGATGCTTTTGTATTCCCAAGTATTTGCCGCAGAAATTGAATAACTAAAAACATAGGATCGACTGCTTCCGCTATTGCGCAATGATCCGCCAAACGTACCAGTCAAGGAAGATCTAACCCAAAAGGATAACGTGATTGCTTGAGCGGACGCTGTGCCCCAAGCAAGGTCGGCAGTATTAAAGCCTTCAATACTCTGCAGGATCACAGCCCCTTGTGAACCCGTCAGCGAGGAGTCTGCAGTGCCTGTCGTTAGAAGCAGAGAGTTTGTATGCCCAGCAGGTGCAACAGTGCTTTGCTGCATGGTCATTGTGCCATCACTATCTTCAAATCCCTGCCAGCGGTCTGTTCCAAAGACACCGCCCGCCGTCATGCTCACACTCGCCCCAGCATTTCTCTGATCAATCCTCATATCCCCATTGATGATCCGATTCCTCGCCCCAGCCAGCGGTCCACCGTTGAGGCTACTGAGCTGAGCTGTTGCCGTGCCATCAGACGCCAGCACAATCGCTGGTGAGCCTGCTGAGGCGTGCTGAAGGTTGGTGGTTTTTAAGGTGCTCATGATCAGCCCTCGTAGAGAATGTTGATTGACCCCGCGTCAAAGGTGTCGGTGCCGTTCACGGTGGTGATGCGGATGCGGTCTAAGGTGCCGGAGAGGTTCTTGGCGCCACCAATATGAACTGTCGCCTCGTTGCTGGCGTCAGAGACAATGCCAGAATAAACCCACGCATTTGTCGGGTTTGAAATAGCAACGATCTGGCCGCTGCGGCTACCAGCAGCGTTAGCGTGTGTTGTGCCGATTCCGGATGTTATGTAAGCAGTTCCGCAGGCATTGGCGCCGCTAATAAAGGACGCGCTTGTGAAGTAGTTTGAGGTTTCGAAACCAGAGGATGTACCAAGCTGCACTTGCACGACACTTGTCCCGTTCGTACTCACGCCCTGCATGATCACCGTAATCCGCTTCACCCAGCTCGGAATCCCGGTGAAGTCAATCGCGGTGCCGCTGGTGCTGTTCTGCGCGGTGCCAAGCACCATCCGCCCACGATCCACGAAGCTGAGCGTGCCTGAGCCGTTGGTTGCTAACACCTGATCAGCGGAGCCAGATCCACCCGGCAGCACCAGCGTGTTTGAGCCAGCGACTGCCGGTGCGTCGATCTCGGTGTAGCCAGATGTTGAGCCGTTGAGTCGTAAAGTCATCAGACAACTACCCAGGTAGAACCAGAAGGTACCGTAACTGTGATCCCAGAGTTAATAGTCACAGGACCGGCAGTAACGGCGTTTTTGTTTGTACTAATAGTGTAATTGGTAGTTACAGTCTGATCATTTTCATAGAAAACTTGATCACTACCACCACCAGAAGCACCACCAGCACGTCCCCAAGACAACGTACCAGCTGCATCACTAACTAACGCATAACCAGCAATAGAAGTATCAGTAGATGGAAGCGTCCAAAGAACGTTTGAACTAATACTGGATGGTGCTTGAAACCCAACGTAGTTAGTACCGTTAGCTGTTGTTTCATTAAATCGAAGATCTCCTTGATCTCCAAGAACAACAGGTCCAGTTGTTGTAACAGTTTGAGAACCAAAATCAGGACTAATCTTGGTACCAGCAATAGCTGCACCTGAAGCAATTTTGTTGTTATTTACAGCACCTGCATCAATAGTCCAAATAGTACCGTTATTAGCAACACTGATATCCCCTTTATCACCATCAGGGACACCTCCACCAGCGTTTACAGAATCTTGAAACTCTTGAAGACCATAACGAAGCTGGTTATCAGCGTTGTTGAGGTCTTGAGCTGTCAGCGTAGAACCAGCTGTATAAACAACTGTTGGGTCTGCAATGTCTGTAATCCGCTGTAGCAGCACCGTAGCGCCACTGACAGGGGTGTTTAGAACAATGGCAGTCCCAGCGGTGTTGAAGGTGTAATCAGTAGTGAGGGTCTGTAGAACGGTGTTTACATACACCTTGATATCCGCTTTACGGATATAAGGGATTGGATCGCCGTTGCTATTGGTGAGAGCAAACGTTGTACCAGAAGCACTGGTATAAGTTACAGATGCGTAAGCCATTACTGGGCACCTCCGGTCTGACGATTTAAAAGAATCCTTTGTTTCATTTCTTCAGGCATTTTGTAACGTTGACCAGGAATGTTACCCATTAAAAATTGTTCCTTAGCAATATCTTTTAGTGTACGAAGATAATTACTTAAAATAGTCCGTCTCATATTGTTGTCACGATCCCAATCAGCTTGAGCAATTGGAATACCCATAGGGCCTACGGTCATCTTAAATGGACTATCTAAAGAAGGGTGTTGAGTGTAAATAGGATCGTTAATTAGTTCTTTAATAGCGCTATAAACGCCTTTATGTTGTTTGCCAGTAACTGGATTTCTATATTCAAATTCAGAGTTAAAGAAGTGATCAAAATCATTGAGAATGGTCTGGTTGATGCCTACCCCATCGCTGTTGTAAAGAGAGGTCCTAGGAGGCGCTTGAAGCGTATAAACCATCTCTTTATACACAGGATCGCCCTCAAGCTTGTCTGGGAACGCCCAATAACGACCTAGGACAGCCTGTAGGGGATACCACTTACCAGCGTGGTTAGCGTTGATCGTGGTACCAGGCTTGCCGTACCAGAGGGCTTTACGAGACCTAGCCTCAGGTTCGTTCTTAATAACGCTTACAGCGGTGTCTACAAGGAAGCCAAGAGGGTTGTACTCAGCAGCGATACCAAAGGTACCAAAGGCTGTATCAAGAAGACTGTTACCAACATCTTGAACAGTAATACCTTTCTCACTCATAGAACCTCGTTCATACCAACCCTTCTGAGCAAATCGAGTAACAGGACTTGCAGGTTTACGAGGATCAAAACCTTCACTGATTACTTTGCGAAGGTTGAGGTAAGGATCACCAGCTTTAGCTACGCTGTCAGCCAAGATCTTTTGAAGACGGCTGATATCACCTTGACCTGCTGAGGTAAGAGCTTTGATCAGTCGGTCCATACCCGCAATGGCAGGGGTCTCCAAAATGTAATTAGCCAAAGAAGCAGCAGCAAGAGCAAACAAACCGCCCGTATCTCGTCCCGGAGCAAACTCATAAAGGTCTCTAAGAGTCGCTTGGAACGCCAGAGTGTTTCCATACAAAGGTAGGTAACGATAAGGAACACGCATATTCCCAATCTTCATGGTGTAAGCGTCTACAGCTCCACCAGCCTCTCGGTAGGTGTTTTCAAGACCACCAGTAATGTCTTGGTTACCATCCCTGACGTGGAAGAACGCCATAGTTTGAAGACCGATGGCAAGAGCCAAAGCACCTTGAGCTTTAGTTCTTACAGCAACGTCATCACTGAAATACTTACTTTCAAAGTTAGTAATACCTTCTTTCCAGTTAGCAGGAAGCAGTTCTACAACTTTGTCAGGAAGAGCTTTTGCACCAAGGCGTCCTAGGTCTGCACCAAACTGAGCGATCTCTCCACCAGAAGAAATCATTACAGCTCGCTTAACGCCGTTAATAGGCGACACAAGGAACGGGAACAGGTCTCGTCCAAAAGCAGCCATTACAGAATTCTTTGATTGACGAAGCTTGTTGACAGCTCCTTCAACGTCTTGAAGAGGTCCAGTCAGCTCTTCAGTGAGGTTTACAGCTCTGGTGAGTCCAAGGATTTGGTTATCAAGAACTGAGTAACCAATTGTGGTTTGATCAAAACCAACTTTGACTGGTTTGTAAAGTTTGTTAAATTCTTTATTCAAATATTTTGCAATTTCATCTGCACGATCTGCAGCATCCAACGTACCTGCAGCTATCTTTTCATCTACTTCTTTAATTGCCAAAGCACGAACACGAGCATTAGCAAACAAAGAAGTTGTTAGTTCATCAGCGGTTGCTGAAAGCTGTCCAAAGATGCTGAGGTTTACGTTCTCACCACCAGGGTAGTAACTGGTCTTACCAAGACCCATACCACGCAAACCGGTGGTAGTCATACCAAGACCCTTACCAAGCAAGCTGCGCTTGTCCCACGCCTCACCAGGCATGAAGTAATCGTGGAACACTTTCATCAACACTCGGCTTTTGTTAAGAGTGTCAAAGATTTCTGCGTTTTCTTCACCACGTTCAATGACGTAATTGAAGAACGGAGTCTTGATTTTGGTAGCAGCGAGATCTTGAGCAATAGCTTCCTCACGACGCAAGCCAGCAGACTTTTGAAGCTCGTAAGCAGCCTCTGCAGCTTGGATTGGATCAGTAATAGACCTACCAAACACAAAGCGGTTGTAGGTAGATTCCAGAGCGTCTCCAATGGCGTGACGGAACATCAAAAGCGTATCCATTTCAAGCTTGGCTTGCTGGAAGCTTTCAGTAGCCAGTTGAGTCTGTCCAAGGAATTTAGCTGCTGTACCGGTCAAGGTGTTACCAACTGCTTGTCCAGTGATTTGAGCAACAGATTCAGGGATACCT